GCCCTGGCATGCAGTTCAAGCGTAAGCGGTCCGGTCTTTGTATTGACTTCATAAGAAAAGCGACGGTACAGGCTTTCCAACAACATCAGCTTTGCCCTTTTCCACTTGGAATTGCTGTCTATAGCCGCCTGTATTTCCTCATCCGTGAGTGCTGTGGTATCTGAACCGCCCTCAACCATAGTATCGCCAATCTCAAACCTCATGCGGCTTACCGTCTGCTCCCTGATGTCAGCCGGATTGTATGTATAACTTCCATTTGCCATAATCATCAACACCGCCTTTATCCGGTTGTAATGTCTGCATTGCCGTCTGTAGCTTCGTTACTGCCGACAGGAGCGTTTGTATCTTCGTTTGCGTAACTTAATATATCTTCACGCTCTTTTGCCGCATTTTGGATTGTCTTCCTGCTGTCCGTTGCATGAATCAGAATAAGCACGTTATCACTTTCAATTTTTCCGATTGCCGTGATACCCTCGTTGGCGGTCATCTGCAACACAGCAAAAACTGTTTTAACTTCATCAGGTGTCATCTCAAGCATAGTATTCCCGGATTCACTCTTTACAGGAATTGAAACCGTGGATAATTCGGAAACTGCTGTATCCGGCTGTGAATTACCCACAGCCGGAATTACCGTATTTTCCACCTCGCTGATTGCACCTACCGCCATTAAAGGTCTTATCCTGTTCGTCAGTATCACGCCGTCAGGAATCAATTCCCCCGGCTTATACTGCACACCGGAAATATTCAATCCCTTTCTGCAAATATAGCTCATAGGTCAGCCTCCTTTATACACACTTAGACAGATAGCAAGCAAGGTCATCAGAAGTTTTCTTCATGTCTGTTGACATTAAGCCCTCGATAAACTCTGCGTGAGTACCGCCCTCACCCTCGAACTGGTCTGTTGCCATATAGTTACCATCTCCAAGCATATCCCATGTATAGATATATCCTGCGGACGGCTCATCAATAGCCGGTGTATTTGTTGTATATGTAAGTAACGCTCCGTCTGATTCACATATAAACTGCATATCGTCAGGCTGTCCCTCTCCTGCGGCATTATATGTAGCCTCTAACACCTTTACTTCCTCAAAGCCAAGAATCTGTGCAAGTACATTTTCATTGACGATTGCCGGATTTGCAGAACTTCCTGTGTACTTGACACGTTCTAAGATATCCGGATGGCTCTTTAAACCTATAAATGAATCATAGCCAAGCCCCAGCTTGTTAGGCTCACGGCGGCCTGACAGCTTGATTTCCCTTTTTCTCTTATCAAAGAAATTTACAGGGTCAAAATTCGCATCACTAAACTTTAAGAACTGTGTTGCCCCTGGAATTCCCGAATCAATACCCGTAAATTCATTAGCCCATACGCCTGTCTTGAAAAAGTTTTCTGCAAACAGAATATCAAGATGTAAAAGCTGCTGTTCTGATACAAAACGAACTTTGTTTCTTCTAGGGTCGATAGAAGCAGGAACTCCCGCACGCTGATAGTTTACAGCCGAAATCTTGTCAACCCCTACGATAACCTGGTCAACAGTACACTTATATGTATTATCTGTATGTCCCATTTTAGCAGGAGCTACCTTGCCGAATTCAGGCTTTCTTCTTACGTTATCCCGCGCAAGGTCACCCTTTAAAAATTCATAATAAAATCCGGTAGAGAAATCTACCGGACAAATAGGGAAAATACTTGTTGCTACATGGTCTTTCGGGTCAGCAAAATATGCCATGCTCATGTTCGTTAAATAACGGTTAGGCTTCCATCCTTTTGCAATTCTTGACGCAATCTGCGCATTGGTTACTGTTCCACTCATTCTGTGTTACCTCCTCTTTCTCAGGCTTTATAGCCTGCTTTGATAATCTGTACCCCGATTACATCTCCTTTGGCTGTTGCCTTTGAGAGTGCAACCGCGGTAATAAAACTGCCTGATGTTGCCTTTACGGCTTTTCCTTCTGCATCAGTAGCAAGTTCATCTCCTGCCTCTACTGCTTCACCGGCAATCCATTTGCCAATGTCCTTTACCTGTACGGTAATATCATCGCCCGCTTCTACGGTTTCGTCATTTGTGAAAAGTGACAGCCCGATAACATTTGCACCGGCTGTCGGTTTGGTAAGTTCTCCGCCGTCAATCACAAGGGCGATACCCTGTGCGCCTTCAATCTTTTCCTTTGCCGGAAAAACAACTGTCGGACTTTCATTGATACTTGTACCAAAATAAGTTGCCATGTCTTATCCCTCCTGTTCACATTCTGCGGCAAGCTCTGGATTATTGATAAACACCTCATCAAGAGCCTGTGCCTTTGTAATGTTCTTTGACTTCATAATATCTGCCGCCTGTGCTTCTGCCTTTGCCCATGCTTCACCGTTTGTAGTTCCTGCACTGCCGGACTTTCCAATCTCTGTAAATGCTGCTGACTTTGTAACCGTATCAACCGCTGAATCAAGAACGGCAATCATATCTGCATAGGCTGTACCGCCTGCGGCTTTTAAGTTTTTGAGTACCGGAACAAGGTCCTCTTTCTTCTTTCCGATAATCTCATACTTCCTGGCAATGTCCGTGAGTTCTCTCTCCTCTGCACTTTCCTTGAACTTCTTTAAAGCCTCAAGCTCTGCCGCCACTGCCGGATGCAGACCTTTGTAAATATTATCTGCGCCCCCATTTTCTGATGATTCAGGGGGCACGTCTGTCTTTGCAGACTTTTCTACAGGATTTGTTACCTCCTGCACGGCTGGATCCGTTTTCTGTGTAACTTCCGTTGTTTCTTCTGTTCCTGCTCCATATCTCTTTTCAATGGATTCTAAGAACGCTCTTTCAGCTTCTGTAAGCTTACTCTTGTCAATGTTGCTCATGTCTGTTTCTCCTTCCAATTCTTTATTAGTGTTTTCTGTTTCCGGTTCTTCATCTGTGCCACCGGCTTTCCGAATGCCTGTAATCTTTCCGGCAGACCACTCACCAATGGCAGTTTGTACCACACCGGTAAATTCGGAAAGGCTTTCCGCCATCGCATTTGCAGCTCCTGTACTGTCTAATTCCTCATCATTCAGAATTGAACAAAAAGACGACTGCAACGCATAGCAGACGTCCCACACTTCATCACAAATTTTCCGGTTCTTAATTTCAAGAATCTTACCACTGAAACTTTCTGAACCACCCTTTGCGATTTCACCACTGTCATGTGATGTAGCTTCCTCTGCCGGTATCTGATTCGTTGCCGTAAATGCCTTTAAGATTGCACCGGCTAATCTTTCCAGTACATTCTGACTGTTCTGACCGTCTTCAAGCTGTTCGTGTTCGGTTTTCTCTCCGTCTTTGCTCTTAAACAGCCTGATGTGGGCTTTCGGATTGGCTCCGTCATCTACGAAGTCAACTTTTTTGATCTTCAGATTTTTTAACTTTGTTGCCACTTTCTTTGTATCCTCCTTTCACAGATTTCTATATAATGCAAAACAGCACCCATTTTGATGTATTTCCGGAATCCCGGACACATACTACACAGGTGCTGTTCTGAATTAACAATATTTAGTTTTTTAAACTTCTACACGCTGGGCTTCTCCCTCAATCGAAAACATAGGATATTCGCCGCTTTTGACTTTCTCCCATACATCTTCGTCAAGGACTTTGAAACCAATCCACCAGCCGACAGGAAGTGCCCCCGCCGGAATTCCCATAGCTTTCATCTTTTCTTCTGTAAATACTACAGATTCTATCAGAACGGCCACACCGCCTCTTTCGTGCATTTCTCCGCCCTCACGGTACAGCTCAACAAAATTATAAGCTGCGTTTTCCAGTTCTTCCGGCTCTATGATGTCATGCTGCCAGTCTTCGATTCTCTCTCCGTCTGCCGTAACTGCGACATTCGCCCAGCCGAAAGCCAGCATTTTATCATCGTTTGCCTTTGTAATAGCAACCCTGCCTTTGATAACACCGCCTGGAACGTTTTTATCAGATTCACCCTGTATCTGTATTATCTCTGAGAATTTTTTCACGATCTCGCCTCCTTCCTGTTTCTGCCTTTAGGGTACAAAAAAGACACCCTTTCGGGTGTCCCAATAACCTCCGCTATAATTTTGTCATACAATTAATAATCTGCACCTTCAGCTAGGTCCTCTTCATCATAGCCAAAGCCTGTCAAAGATTCAAAATCTATATTTTGTTCAAGACAGGTCGTCAATACATCAATCCACTCTTCCCTAGTCAGCGGAACAGATATATTATCTTCCACATCTTCTCCAAAACGTTCAATATACTTTTTCCTTAAAGCATTAATCTTTACCTCTGTAGGGTCCGATTTTCTGAACTTATTTTCTTTCCGCAAAAAATCCGGTACTATAAATTCTTTTTTTTCAGACATACTTTATAACCTCCGCTATGATTTCATCAAACAACTGGTACGATTCAACAAATATAGATTTTATATTATTTAACTCAGCACTGTCATTTCTTACAGAAGCACTAAAAAAATGAGCAAATGCTTCATGTCCTAATTTATTAGGTTTTTTCCAATAATCAGGTTCATGTCTATATTTCCACGGATATCCTTTATCCGTAGTATAAATAGCCGAAAATAAATCCGACATTACATGGATTTCACTTGGCGGCTGTTCTTCCATTTGCTGTATAATATACATCACGGTATCATCATTTGACATATTTACATATTCTGACATACCATTAACGAATTTTATTATATCACTTTCCAACCGTTTTTGAAACTCTTTACTTTCGGATATATACCCGTAAATACAGTCAACATTATGTCCCATTTCATGAAAAACCGCATCATATGCGCCTGTCTGTCTTTCCCTGTCTTCTTTCAGATTTACAAATATTCCGTATTGTGGCACATATCTTATATTACCACGACTGTTTGTTTTTGCAAAACATATTTTATCTGCATTTCCCAGTATGACCTTTTTATACGTTTCAGGTGCATTATTAATAATATTATGTATATTGTCTGCATCTGTCCCCTCTATGTCTGCTATCGACACTGGAGGGT